ATATTCCCAAGGGAAATGATCAGTGGCTGCGGAGAGATCAACAGAATGAACTGTTTTCCCTCCAGCTAAATTTGCCATTAATGATTCGTCTGCTTTCCTTTGATCAAAGGTGCAATCCCAAGGAGAAGACTTTACCAAATCGGCTAAAGCTTCTTTTAAGGGATCAAGCATCCTTTGAACAAGGAGATTAGGTACAGCATAATACCTGGATTTACACCCAGGTGCTGGAGTTAAGTGAACCTCCCCTACTAAAAGGCCAAAAGGAGCAAAAGCCATCGGATGATGGACCTCAGCCCCTAAAGCCTTTTGGAGGTACAACTTAAACTCAGGTGTGTCTGTTTCATTAATCCACAGACCAACTGCATCTCCCTTCAGCCTAAGCATTTGCCTAGGACTAGGAGGGACTTGCAGAAGAGGGATAATTTCCCTGCACTTTACCTTTCTGAAGAAATCTTTTTCAAACCTAAACCACTCATAGAAGTCAGAACTGACTTCTGGCCACCCCTGGCTTATCGGGGTGGAATCAGTGGTAATGGATGAATGAATTTCTTCAATCTCCTCAGCGTTGAGCTTCTTCTGCAACCATGCAGTGTGCAGATTTAAGAGATCCAAAACTTGTTGAAGTTTTCCATGCAAAGCATGGTTCTTCAGGGTTCTCCAAATCCCTTTTAGAGACCCATTACAAGTTTTGGCAAACCAAGGGTACAGATCCTCATCTGTCTCTTGATTTGCAAACTCTTTAATCACACCATTCTTAAATGTTTTGAGTCGATCACCAGCCCACTTGGGGCCCGGATTTTTCAACCCAATTTAAGAATGTTGCATAGAACTCTGACTTGAGGTCAGTTGGCAGAGGGATACTCTTAAGGCGGAGAGAGACTTGCCTAGGTGGTGAACTATGGAAAATAACCATAGCCTTTTCCTCCTATCAATTTGATGGGATGTTAAAGGTCCACCAGGTAACTCCTCTATCCATAAGAGGGATCCTGAGCCATCTTCTCAAGGCCAGGGACTCACACTTATTAGGCATGAGTATGCGAAGATAATGCCCTTCCCCGGTCGAGCGTGTGTCCATCATCCTACAAATTGTTCATTAACCGGGAACGAACAATTCTTGGTTATTGGATGATTTCGGG